CGAGTTTCCCGAATGCGACCATCCAGATCACAAAGATCTAGCTTCTGCTGCTCCAGCATTGCGCGCCTCATCGTCTCCATGATTGCCTTCTGATTGGTCAGGATCTGACGCTCGATTTCGGTCATGCGGCGGCACTCCTGATCTGAAGTTGGTCCACCATCTCGATGCGCTCACCGATCCAGCGCATGACGGGCACGGCCATGGAGTTGCCCAGCGCCTTGTAGCGCGGGCCGTCGGCCATCATCCGGCCGCGGTGCGGCACGAGCGTGTAGTCATCCGGAAAGCCCTGGAGGCGCTCGCACTCGCGAGGCGTGAGGCGGCGGACGGCGGATGCGGCAACAGGCACGAGCGGCGTCCCGCGCCCCGTGCCGTCCTCGCTGGCGTCGAAGCCCTCGCCGCGGAGGCTGTGCGCAATGAAGGTTTCGGTGTCAAAGTCGAGCCGTACGCCGTGCGCGGTCTGCGCGGTCGCTACGTCAATAGCCCCGGACGTGTTCCCGCCGCCGAATGCCTGCGCGATCAGGTGTCCTGCCTGCCCCTGGTTGTCGTCAGCGCCGCAAGTTCCAACGCCTGCTGAAGTGAGGGCCGCAACGATAGGCCGCGTTTCGCGGCGCGGCGCAGGATGCCCCGACAGGCTGTGGCGCTCAAAAAGTACTGCGGCGGCACGTCGCCAGTCTCCAAGATATCCGACAACGAAGACGCGACGGCGCCGCTGCGGAACTCCGAAGTGCTGAGCGTCGAGAATGCTGTAGGCGAACCCATACCCGAGTTCGCCCATCCCCCCGAGGATGGCGCCAAATGCCCGTCCGCCATCGATAGACAGGACACCGGGGACGTTCTCCCACACCAGCCAGCGGGGCCGTGTGCGATCAGCAAGGCGGAGATATTCGAGCGACAGGTTACCACGCTCGCCGTCCAGTCCCGCTCGGAGTCCGGCGATGCTGAAATCCTGGCAGGGGGTGCCTCCGACAAGAAGGTCAATTGCTCCATATTCGTCGCCTAGGATGGTGGTGAAATCGCCGTGACACGGAACGGATGGATAGTGATGAGCGAGGATCGCACGCGGAGCCGCCTCGATCTCGCTGTAGGCAGCCGCCTCCCAGCCGCGCGGCTTCCACGCCACGGTGCTGGCGCTGATGCCGGCGCAGACGTCGAGGTAGCGCATCTTCTCACCCACGCTCTTTACCCTTCAGGTTCAGTTGATTGGGGGTGTTCGCGAGTTCGAGCAGGACGTCAGCATGGCAGGGCTGATCGAGCGGGCACCAGCAAGCTAGGTTCTTGCCGCGCAGAGGCTCTATCCACCTTCCGCCGGTGATCTCCATCCATGTGCTGGCATAGTAGGCGAAGCACTCAACGGCCTGCCTCACCGTGTCGCAATGGCTGGGCAGAGCAGCGCTGAATTGGCTAGGATTTGAGCCAACCGTGAAGATGTTGCCGAACGTCTTGTTCGTGCGATCGACCTTCACCGTGTTCTCAGGCATCCGCCAGCCCTTGCGGCGGGACAACTGGATGCGCTTGGGTGCGGTCATTCCACCCATCCCTTCAGGTCTTCGTAGGCGCGGAGCATGGCTATGACGTCGCCGGATGCGGAGGCGGTGATTCCAGCCTGAATGGCTGCTTCCATCATCGCGATCTGCGGCTCCACGATCACGTTCCGCATAGAGCGCAGTTCCTTGTAGGCATCCTGCACGATCCGAACGCGCTTGATCTCGGCCGGTAGGGCTTCAGCGAGGCTCGACATCTCACCGACCCCCCAAAAACTGCGCCTTGCGCCTGTTATTCGCCTCCCAGATCAAATTCCCCAGATCCTCGCCAAGCTTGACGATCATCTTGCGGCGGGCGGAGGTGAGCGGACGGGCCTGGTAGGCAGCGACGACCGGGGCCAGGTCGGCGAAGGTGGCTGGTCGCGGGCGCGACTGATCCTGCTGCAACATGCGTTGCTCCCTTAAGGTGACGGTAATGGCGGGCGCGGCCCGATCGGGCGGCCACGCGGGAATATCAGTGCTTCGCCGGCATGCGCTGCCGGGCGGCCCAAGCGCGCACCTCCAGTTCGCTCCAGCGGGTCGACCAGCCGCCCGGCTTGTAGGCCTCAGGGAACTCGCCATCGCGCATCAGCGTGTAGATTCGCGACTTGCCAAGGCCGACGATCGTCTTGACCTCGGCGAGGCTCAGCAGACGATCATCCATCTCAAGAATGCCCGTCATCGCATTCACTTCATTGCTCCTTCAATCTGGCGGCGCTGGTCGGCGAGCCACTCGCCAATGAGCGGCCATGCGGCCTCGATCTCGCCCCAGCGCGGGACGCGTTCGTGATCCTTGCGGAAGCGCACGGCCCAGCCGTGGACGCCATTCGCGGTGGCGGTCGTCAGCTGCTCGATCTCGGCCAGCGTGCGGAAATAGACGGTGGCACCGGTAGGCAGCCGCATGCCCGACGTCGGCCGCGTCGGATCCGCGCCGAATGCCGTCGGCGACCCGCGTGGAATGATGCAGGGCTCGGGCAACTCCATGTGGTGCGTCTGCCAGCCGGGAAGCTCGACCGTGACCGAGCGATGCGGCCAGGCGAACTCCCACTTCTGCAGCGTCGCCATCTCGGCCTGCGGATAGCGGTGGTGCAGGGCGGCGAGCAGCAGCTGGGCCACCTCCGCGCGATCGCCCGCGGGAAGCAGCGCGGCGCGGCGCGCGGCGCCCGCAGCCTTGGCCATCGCCCGCGCGAGCTGGTCGTCCAGCGTGAGCCGGTAGAGCGCGCGCTGATGCGGGATAGCGATGCCGGCCGGCCCCTTGGGCATCGGCTTGCTGCGCGCGGCCTGATAGGTCGCCTCGGCAAGCCCCGTCGGCGTGACGCGCGGCATCGCGGCTAGTTGTCCTCGGGTAAGCGTCATTTCCACCACCGCAGGATGGCGACGAGGATCGGGCAGCCAAAGACGATGAGGACGCAGATCCACGCAATGATCGCGCAGGAGGCGATGATGGCGAGGCGCTCCGTGAGCGGGATCGTGTGCTCCTGGCCGCTCATCAGAGCACCGCGAGGAGGATGGCGACGACGGCGAGCGCGAGCGGCGCGCACAGGATGCAGGCTGCGGCCTGTCCGTGGGTCATGCCGACGCGGGCGAGGGGGAAAGGGAGCGGCGTCATCAGCCGATCACTCGAACGCCCGCGGCGCGCAGCGCCTGCTCGGCCGCCGCAACAGCCTTGCGCTCCGTCTCAACCTGCGTTGTCCAGTGCGTGACCTGATCGTGCGCGGCCTGCAGGCGGATCATCGCCGCCTCGTGCGCTGAGCGGAGCGTCAGGCTGGTCGGGCGGACGGGCAAGCCCCGACCGCGCCGCGTGCGCCGATCCATCTTGGCGTTGAGGATAAGGAGAAGGGCGTCCGCGGAGAGGCGGAGGCGATCGGCGCGGGCGGTGATCAAGCCCATCTTGTCGCGGATCTGGTTTTCGATGCCCGCCCGCTCACGGCTGCCCGGCTCTTGCTGGAGCATCCACCGGGTGAGCCGCCGGATCTCGGCGGCGACCGGCAGGAAGTCTTCTACCGCCTGCTCAAGGTCGGGATCGCGGTCGGTATCGACAGGTTGGTGAAGCAATGCGGTCTCCATCGGCGCGGTGGCCTGATGGAGAACATGTGCATCACGTGCACATGTCCGTCAAATGAAAAGTGCACAGTATGCACACTATGCAGCAAAACTCGCGAATCGGGTCACACCGGAATGGCGCTCTCGTGCACATCAGCCGCCGCGCGGCGCAGGACTTCCTCGCCCCATTCATTGAAGCTCATGCCGCAGAGCGCTGCAGCCCGCATGACCTGCGCGTGCACCTTCGGATCGACGCGTACGAAGAGCTTGCCGGAGTACGGGCGGTCAGGTTCGCGGCCTAGGCGCTTGCACGTCTTAAGGTACGAATCGACGGCCTCGTGAAAGGCCTTCGGAACCCCGGCTGGCGTTTCGGCGTGGAAGGTTACGATATCATCGATGCCCGCCAGCCGGCCGACGAGAATCATGTCCTCCGGGTCGAATTCGACCGTGGCATATTGGCCCTTGTAGGTGATCGCCCTCATGGGGTTACTCCCAGCCTGGTCAGGTAATCTCGAGCGGCAAGAATGGTGTAACGGCGTGCCGCCATACGCGGTGGCGGACGTTCAAAACTTCCGATCGCGCCACGCAATTCGAACGTAATGCGCTCGCCGTCATCATCCACCACGACGCAACCGACCGACTCCAACAGATCCTCAATTGCTTCCCAATCAAGGGCCGTTGGGACGGGTTCCTGAAAGATGGCCATAAGCGTGTCTCGCTCTAGATCATTCATGTGCCATCACAATCCGCTATCAGCGCTCATCAGCTAGCGCATTTTGCTAGCATCGGGTGATTGCGGCTCACCTCACTGTCAAGGTTTCGATAACCCGGGGCGCCCACATCGGCGCTCTGCCTGTTGAGCAGCGACCGCTTGTGGGAGCGGCCGGGGTCCGCCGCAGCGGCTGGGATTTCATCCTAGACATGTAGGCTTTGAGAGAACAGAAACAGAACAATGAGAGAGAGTCGCGCGCGCTCACACCCCGTTCTTCGCACTGAGCCTGGGTGCGAACTCAGCTGTCCGCGCTGTCCGATTACGTGTGCGGTTGTTGTCGGCGCGAGGGACGACCTCTGGAGGGACGTCGAGCATCTTCGCCGTGAGATGGCCTCGCATCGCCGGACGGATGATGCCCTGGAGCAGCTTGAGACCTTGCTAGGGCAGCTGGAAGTCGCCGAGCGAGCTGTGGAGCGAGTTCGAGCGCAATTTGCGGATAGCCCGCCGCCTCCAACATACCGACAAACATATCGGTCAGCGCTGGTGCACTAGGGAATAGCACCTGCAACAGCACGCGCTCGGGCTGCTCATCGGATGACAAGTCAGTGCGATCGAGCAAACCCAAGCGCACAAGAATTTCGTTCCGCGTCACCTGAAACAGGTCGGCAAGCTCGTTCGCGCGATCCGCCGGAAACGAACCCTTTCCGTTGATGATCTTGTTCACCAGCGTTCGGTCGCGTCTGACGACTTCTGCAATCTCCGAGTCGGAGAGGCGGAGAGCTTTTTTCTGCTGCTGAAACCACGAATAGTCCATTGCCCCGTTGTGCACGGGAGGCACACCACCGTCGTGCGCAAACGATGCACACAAACCGTTTGACATGTGTGCATGAAATGCACATTTAGGTTCCATGACGACCCCCCTCGACAGCTATATGACGCGGAAGAACATCAAGGATGGCGATTTCGCGCCGCTCATAGGCCGGTCGCGCACCCTTGTTAGCAAGATCCGCCGCGGCGTCCGTCGCCCGACCTTGGACATCGCAGCCGCCATTGAAAACGAAACCAAGGGGGAGGTTCCCATGGTGTCGTGGGTCAATGGAGGTACGACCATGCGCAAGCGCCAACGGAGCGCCGCGAAATGATCGGCGCCGCGAACCCCATCGTCATGCAGCCCGCACTGCGCGCCCTGCTCGTCACTGAGGCGGCCTGCCTGGCCACCGTCAGCGGCAAGCCGATGCTCTTCATCCCGGTGGCGATGCCGGATGGCGTAATCTCGGTCAGCGGTGGCGAGCAGCGTCCTCATAACGGAGCGAGTAATCGATGAACGCCCCGATGATCCCCGGTCGTTTCAGGACCGTTCCCGCTTCGGAGATGCTCAAGGCGCTGGGCGACAGCCTCGGCCGGATCAAAGATCGCGACGGCCTGACCTATGTGGACGTCGGCCGCGTCCTCGGCAAGAGCGACGATCAGGCGGGCAAGTACCGCGAGGGCACCGCCGACATGGGCGTCGTCTCGTTCCTGCTCGGCTGCCGCGAATGGGATGGGGCCTTCGCCAATGAGGCGCTCGGCAAGGTCGGCATGAAGCTGGTGCCGGTAGAATCGAACGCCGCGACCGACCGCGACGCGCTGCCAGCGCTGACTGGCCTGTTGCATGAGGTGGCCGTGGCCCTCGCCGACGATGGCAAGATCGACGATCGCGAACTGAGCGCCATGCGCCACGAGCTCGATGCCGCCGGCCGCGCGATCGATACCCTTCGCGAACGCCTCCGCCTTCGGAGCGTCGCCTGATTTGAACGTGGAGTAACGGGCCGAGCGCCCGGGGAGTGTGGGAATGGTTGCGCAGAGTAGCGCGGCGCCGGTCGATGCCGGTTCCGCGAACGATACCGGCTTGCCCGCGAACGTCGCCCGGAATTTCCGGTCGACGGCTTACGATCGCGCGGCCGAAGACTGGTATGTCGAGCCCCGCTGGTGCGTCGAGCAGCTGGCTGACGCGGTCGACTTCTGTGGCGATTGGATCTGGGATCCGTGCTGCGGTGGCGGCACCATCCCCGAGGTGTTCGCCGCTCGCCGTCACGCGACGATCGGCACGGACATCGTCTATCGCGGCAGCCCGCTGTTCAGCGGCATCTGGGATGCCACCGCGCCAGGCTGCCCGAGCGAGGTGCCCACCGGCGCGCGCGTGTCGATCGTCACGAACCCGCCATTCAAGCACGCCGAGGCAATCGTCCGGCGCGCCCTGTTGCTGGCGGACCGTCGCGTCGCCGTCCTGCAGCAGCTTTCATTTCTCGCGAGCAAGGCCCGGTACGCCTTGTTCACGGAGTTCCCGCCCAGCGACGTGTTGATCCTTTCGAAGCGTCCGAGCATGCCGCCTGGGCACCTCATTGCCGAGATGGGCGACAAGGCATTCCGCAGCGGGACGACCGACTTTTGCTGGATCGTCTGGACGAAGCCGCACGACCGCGAGACGCG